CCTTGTTGCTGAAACCTGCGGCCCATGCGTATTTGTACCTCACTTCCAGCACGGGTTCGGCCACTTCCTTGATGTTTTTGGGCAAGCCCTGCTCGGCGATTTGGTCCACGGCACGGGCGATGGGGTAACGGTCTTTGGTAATCAAGTAGGCGACCCGCTTGGCGACTTTCGCCTTGCTGACCCCGAACTCCTTGGCCATTTCTTCCACGCTTGCGTCACGGTTCTTCTTGCGGTAGGCTTCAATTTTTTTATCCAGTTCCTTCTCCTCCTCGCCAAGTTCTGCGAAGGCTTGACGGACCTGGTCGTCCAAGTCGGTGTCAAACCGCATTGGCTTGGAGTGCATTACCACATAGTCGTCCGAACTACTCCCAAACTTGCTTGCGACCACCTCCAAGACCTTGAACTCTTCCTCCCCCCATCCGTAGTCCTCGGTATCTTCTTCGCCCCATTGGGGTTCGCTGAAGGCTTGCTCTTGCACTCCGAGCAGCGTGTTCACTTCTTCGGGGGTCAATCCGAAACCAGCGGATAGCATCGTGCGGGCCATCTCCAAGGTAATTTTTTCCTGCGCATAATGGCGGACGATTCGCATGAGGTTTTGGTACTCACGGCCCGACAATTTCTTGATGTTATCGTTGCTCATGACGGCGGGGGTTTGTGGTTGCTCGTCGGGTTGGGGATTCGGACCGACCACATCGGCGGGTTGCTTTTCCAACGCAGGGAGGCCCGCTTTCTCACGCAGTTCTTCGGGGGTCATGATTTGCAGCAGGGCTTGCTCGGATAGACGCTCCGTGATAGGCTCCACGGGGATTAACTCCATCCCCTCCACCCCGTTGAACGAACCCAAATAGTTAATCATCCGCTCCACCTTCCTCACTCGGTCGTTCACATAAGTCGCTTTGAATAGTTCGTACGCCTCAACCAGTTCCTGCCGCCCTCCCAGTTGGCCTTCGGTCTTGACACCAAAGAGCATGGGGTTTACGACACGGTGCGAAATAAAGATTTCCGACTGGATAGCCTTGTTGAGAATCTCAAACTGCTTGTCCATGTCGGACGGGGTGAGCGGTTCCAAGGTCGGGGCTTTTGACACATCGTCATTGAAGGTCACCACGAAGCGACCAGCGTTGTCGGTCCCGCTGAACTTGCGCTTGATTTGCCGCTCAATGTCGCCTTGCTCTTCGGTGGTCGGGATGCCGTTGTTGAAGTTTATCAAGTACCCGCCCCAAAAGTTGTTCCGCAGGTTGTTGTTGTGGAAGTTCGCAACCTGCACATCGGCTTCTATCCACGCCAATCCCCCCATGTATTCGGGGAGGGGATAGGACTTCACGCCAGCGGCATAGACCCTGTAATAGAACAACTGCTTACCAATGCGGTTGTCAGCATCAAAGGCGGGGATTTTCTCTACATCCCCGATTTTGGGGTAAAGTTGGACCATCGCATCGTCGTACCAGTCAGCGACTTGGAACATCCGCTCGTCTTTGTCCACTCGGATTTTTTCAAAGGGAATATGCTCCATTTTCGCAATCGTCCCCATCTTGTTCCAAGTAACCGCAACGGCAAACCCGTTGAATAGTTCCAAGTCAAGGACGAGTTTTTCGGTGATGTCGTTGAGGTCGTCGTGTTCGGACAAACCATCAAAGAACTTGGCGTAGCGGGCCTGCTGCTCAACCGTCATCTTTTCCCCTGGCTGCCAGCCTCCGCCGACGATGTAATTGACCTTCCCGTTGACGATAGCGTTGTGCTTTGAACTGCGGCGGTAGTTGTCAAGGAGGTAATACGGGTACTCGTTGAACGCCCCGTAGGTGATGTACTTGCCCGCTTTGTTTTCAAGCATCACGGGGACTTTGTGTTCAATCCCAAGCCATTGGGTGAACGATTGCTTTATGCTGCTCATAGGGTATGGACGGTGAAGTTGAGGGCCGAAATCGTGATAGCACCACCATCGCTTATAGCGTTGACCAAGATGGTAAATTCGTCGTTGACGGTACCTTGCAAGACGGCTTCAATCGTCACCGAGTGACCATCACTATGCGTGGTCGTAATGTCGGTCATTGACTGCAAAATTGCGTTTCCGTTCTTGGCGATGTAAATCTTGATTTGGTTGCCGTTGCCCTGCGAGAATACCATACTTGCCGATACGCGCAAAGCAGCACTCGTCGTTCCTGTGTAGGTGATGGAACTGGTCGTCCGTGAAAAATTGTAGGTAGTCAGCAACCCCGACTTCATTACAGAGGTCAGTTTTACCGCACTCCCTTTGGTCGGGGTGAAGTTGGTGTCCGTGTCAAGGTACAGGTTTGCAACGCCCCGCTCTCGGTCCAAGGTGGCGGTGTCTGCAAGGTCGTCAAAGAGGCCACCAACACGGACGGCGGTATTGGCTGCGGCGGTTGTTTCGTTGGTGATAGTTGCGGCACTCGTCTGCAACTGCGTTCTTGTTTGTACGCTCATTGGAAGGTTTGGTCAAAGGTTGAATCAAAGATGCTGACGGCACTTGCGCCGTAGACATTGTATTGGATGGTATTGGCGAAGGTGTTAAAGGTGAGCGAGATTACCTGTACATACGCCAAGCCCGTTTCAACCACCGCAACGGCTGCTGCAACCGTGCTACTGGTATCGTAAACCTCATAACGATAGGAACCCGTTTCAACCGCCCCCAGGGTAATCTGAAATTTGTCATAGCGGTTGGTGTAGTTGGAAAGGTTGGCTGATTTCAGCAGCGTGAAGTCGGTGGTCAGGTTCTTGGCGATGTTCGTGAGCCGCAGGATGTAACGGTCCCCCGAAGAGGCCCGTTGCGTCCAAGTGACGACGATGGTGTTGGTGGTGTTGGGGGATAGGTAAATCACTCTATTCCCAAATGTAGAATCCGCCCGAATTTCACAATTTGCGCCCGATGCTTCGGTAGAGTTCGGCCCTCCGTTCGGCCGTCTTGCTGATGTCAAAGCGCTCACGCACATCCTTGGACAACTGCACGGCCAGTCCCTTGGCGTAGTCGGGTTCGTTGACGAACTTCCTTACCGCCTTGTACCAAGCGTCTTTTTTCCCGTATGGGATGAGCAGACCGTTGTGGCCGTGGGTGATAATGTCGGTGTAGGGGATGGTTTCGCTTGCAATTATTGCCTTGCCCATCCAGCCCGCTTCCACGACCTTCAGTTCGCTTTTCAGCCTGTTGAACTTGGTATCACGCAGGGGTGCGATGGTGGCGTTGATGAAGTTGTACCCGCCCACATAGGAGTAGATGTCAGCCGCTTGGATGCGGCCGTAATTCTTGTTCAAGCCACGGCAGGAGAGCATCTTTTCGTAGTCATCATAGACGGCGTTCCCATCATTCCACCCGCCCAGGTAAATCTTGTATCTCCCGTCCAGCGACTTGTCGTGAGCCAGCAGGCTGAAGGAGTGTTCCACCAAAGCAATGTCCTCTTGGTGCTGCGCCCCGCCAAACCACCCGATTTTGAACAGGTGCGGTTCGGGTTCGGCATTCGTGTCGGGGAGGTACTGCTGATAAGCCTCGTACGGCTCATTCGGCAGGATGGTCACGGCCTTGTTGAGCAGGCGTATCTTCTGCGCCAAGTGTTCGGTGGTGGTGGTCACATGGTCAGCAAGTCGGATGTGTTCTCGGATTTGCTCGTCCAATTTCGTGGACAAATAGTGCCGATACATAATGTGTCCCGATTCCAAAACCCAGTAGTCGTCAAGGTCAAGTATCACCTTCGCCCCAAACGCCGTCAGAGCCTTGTAGACATTGCGAATTTGCTCAAGTGTACCTTGACACCACAAGCGATTAAATAACCACACATCAACCGTCTTTAGGTCCTCATCTTTGACATTGGCAATGTTGTCCACGCACACATAGTCAAACTCCGTGAAGTTGTCGCCAAGATATGCGTTTGGCATCTCCAAGCGGTAGAAGGAACACCCCGTCGGATGGGCGTTGTAAACGATGCAAATTCTCATGCCCAAAGGTACAAAAAAAAAGGGCCACCCCGTGAGAGATGGCCCTAACCACTAAACCATGCGGGAGTATG